CACCGAAGGTAGCCACTTCGCGGCCGCCAACAATGGCCTCCGGCCATTGTTGGCGCCCACCCAAAGGGTGGGTAGTGAATCATCTGCGTCTTCATTTATATTTTCCATACCCTTTCGGGTATGGAAAAATCGGTTAAATGTGTCAAAATATGATTTTTTATGGTTTTATCTCATGAAAAATAATAACTAAACGACAAGAATGAACAGTTTTGATAATCTTTTTGAAGTTACCACTGGATCTGTAACAATCAAATGTCCTGAGTGGTTTCAGGAACAAGGTGATACGGAGATTGATGTAGAGAATGGAAAATATATCAGTTTTGTTGACCTTTATGAAACTCTATATGTAGTCAATTTAGACTGGTTTACCGATGAGAAACAAGGAGAGTTAAAAGACCAAAAATGGATTCTTCGAGATATTCCTACCCTTGATTTCGACCGAGGATATCGATGGATACAAGTGGGTGAAACAAAGTGCATTCCATATGACGACTACGAACTCAATAAAATTTCCGATAAATGTTGTGATGTTTTTAGAAACAAAGAACAAATAATGTTTGTTACAGAGGACTCCGTTGTTACACCTCTTAAAGAACCAACTCAAGAGAATATTCGATATTCTGTTTTATATAACAGGCGAGGGAAAATTGTAGGATTTAATGTGGACCTTGTGCCTGAACCCAATGAAGAGTCTGATGAAGAGTCTGATAAAATCTCTTCCTCAGAAAATGCTTGTAGCCGCTGCGCGTCTTGCAGCTGTAGACGGTAGGGCCGAAGGCCCCGCCAACATGGTCGGAGGCCATGTTGGTAAAAACAGAAATTTTAAAAATGTACCGCCTTCGGCGGCGCCAACAAGCGCTTCGCGCTTGTTGGTAACGATCAAACATTCGTTATATTTTCCTTACTCTTTCGGTAAGGAAAATTTTTATGAAATATCTAAAACATAATGAAAATCCAGCTCATATAAATTAACCAAATTATTATGAAAATAAACATACCTACAAAGATTAACGAAATCATTTTCAGAGGCAATTTTACTATTTATATTACTAATAAAATATTATTAGTAAACTGTTTGTAAAGAAATGGAGAATATATAAAATGTATGTTCAAACGTCGAATATGTTATCAACTCCCAGCTCTTCTCAAATTACAATGAACGTTTCGAGTACCTCCGGGGGGTCTTCTTATAATCCAAACTCGTTTGGCCCCGCGTTATGGTTTACCCTTCATAATGCATCCACGACCTACCCAGACTTTCCTGACTTGCGCACGAAACAAGCCATGAAACAACTTTTATTAAATCTTCCTTTATTAATACCATGTGGAATATGTAAACAACATTGGATTCAAAATTTAAATACTTTTGATTTAAATGTCGTAGTAAATTCACGAGATAATTTATTTACATTCTTGGTACATGCTCATAATCTTGTTAATAAATTGTCTCAAAAACCACAAATGACGGTTGATGAAGCTAAAATTCTTTATGGTTTTAATCGTCCAGGCACTGGATCTACCATTCGCATTAATTATTATTAGCTACCATCAAACGCGAAGCGGCTTCAAACGCGCATTTTGTTTCCTATGGGTATATCATAGGAAATTCCCTCTATCAACAGGCACGTGGTTTATACTATACCGCCTTCGGCGGCTACATTAACATTAAATATTTCTTTTACCAAATTTTGTATTAACGGTATTATAGGTTTCTCAACGGTTTCGGCGGAACCCCCTCCATCAGGAGTTTCGCGGCCGCCGCCTTCGGCGGTACCAACGGGGACAAAGCCCCCGTTGGCGCCATCGAGCGCAAAGCGCTCGATGGTAGAATAAAACGATTCTGTAAACACATCGCTTGTCTTTGAATTAAACCAGTCTTGTATTATGGTATTGCATTTTGTAGGGTCTAATAAAATATCAACGTGGTGTTGTTTTAACAAAGCGTCAATTTCGTATAAAATCTTGGCTCTAAGATGCTCTTTAAGATCTATTATAATAATTAAAGAAGGGTTATCTGTGAAGCCTTGAATTGTATTAACAAGCCTCGCAAGAATGCCTGTTGAACATGTGTTCAATGATTCAGATAATTCATCTCGTAATCGTATTAATATGTCTTTTATTTGCGCATGGCGTTGTGCAAATTTCCAGACAGCGTTTAATATAATATATAATTTGATATTTCTCACATTATTCATAACAAGTTGTTCAATAAACTCTGTATGAACAGTCAAATGAAGCCTGTTTATTACCATTAAAACAAAGTTTCTAATTTCTGCGTTTGTTTCAACTATATCCTCTACGATATACGACATCCTATCTGTTGGTTCATAATTATGGTTTATTGTTGATTTTTGTGTATCGCGGAATGCTGATATAATTTCATCTCTATTCGACCAATATTTTTTAGCGTTTTTAATTCCAGACGCTTCTAAATAAAAATCTATATTGTCGGTGTTATATAACAGAAAGTTATTTGTCGCGATAAAAAGTTGTTCTGCTTTTATAAAAATTTGCGATTTAATGTCTCCTTCGTTACCCGCCCTTCGGGTGGGCGCCAACAATGGCCGGAGGCCATTGTTGGTACCAACATGGCCTTCGGCGGCGGCACCTACGGTGCTAACAGCGGTAGAACATAATCTGTTATTAACCAACTGTTCAAAATAAACGGGAAATATAATATCTGTACACCCGTATACATGTTCATATAAAGAATGTTCCAAAAAGGGGTTATGATGATCCTCCTGCGCTAGCACCACCTCTCCCACCAGGCTCTTCGCGTCTGGTGGGAGAGGTGGGGGCGCCACTGAATGAAATAAATTCAAACTATACGTAAATTTTGTAATGTTGGGGTCCAACACCTCTGATGGAGGTTCTGTTTTAATATCAACAGCATCAACATTGATACTTAAAATAAAGTTTTTAAACACGCTCGTCTTAGTTATTGTATTATTTAGATCAAATAAAACAGATTTTAAAACTCTCAAGAACCTGTTTTTAATAGACTCTACAGAGTCTTCGTAAAAACTAACAACTTCTACCGCTTGAGGGATGTTAAATCGGACGCCCTGAAAAACAGAATTGGAACACACCCTGTTAAAATATACAACAGACGCTGTTTGTTGTATTAAATTATTTGCAATACATATTACATTTTCATTTATTGTTTTATTATGCACATTTTGGGGATCAGTATAAACGTTATTTCTTGAAGAATCGTTGATATGGTTTTCTAAAACGACTATTTGATTAAATAACTCTTCGTTATATATATGACGTTTATTTGGTAAAGAATTTATAACCCGTTGTGCGTCTTCTGTCAACCCGTGGCTGATAAGAAAATTATAACTTTCTTCTGGCGCATACATGCAAAAAATATTAATAGCTTCGTTTTTTACCATCAGGCGCGAAGCGCCTGATGGCGGCCGCGAAGCGGCCGCCATTGAAGATGCCGCCTCCAGACGTAAAATGTCTGGAGGTGTGATAATATAATATTTAATAATAGAAAGAATTGTCGTATAATCGGGTTTTGGAAAACTGCTAACATGAGAACCCGTCAATAATAAATTGCAAATGTGTAAAAAGGTAATTGTATGATTGTGAACAAAATCTTTAAATAAAATATATTCTATATCTTGTGGCCGCTTCGCAGCCGCCGCCGAAGGCGGAAGATGTTCGGCGCCGTCGGGAGGTTTTTGAAAAGATGTTCTATTTGTGTCTCTTATATAAATTTTTATAAAGTCTGAAATTTTGGACCAAAACATATATAATATTTCGAGTTTAAGATCTTGTTGTGGAATACCCACAACAAATTTTAAAACCTCGGGGTTTATGATGTCTTTTTCAAGCTTAGTAACAAAATAAGATATTAAAGAATAAGATGCTGTTGTTAGTTCGGTTTTAGGGAGATTTCCGCCTAAATCATCTAGTAGGGCCGAAGGCAAGAGATGTGAAGTGTCCGCCCTCGAAAGGTCCCCAGGCAGCAGATCCACCTCAAACGGGAGGGGTAGCCGCGAAGCGGCCGCCGACAGGGGGGGTACATTATTAATATTTTGACTCATTTTAATTTGTCTAGAAAATGCTAGTTTACAAAAAATGAATATTGATTATAAAACTAAATTAATTTCTGACCCCGGTTATAAATCTAAAATACTTAGATTTGTTGTTGATATGTTGAATCAGGTAATACCCCTACAAGATTCTTTAGAATTTGTTAACAATAACAACATGTCAGATTTTTTTAATCAATCACCCCCTTTTTACTTGATTGAAAATGCAAAATATGAAAAGATGATATCTGCGTTTAACCATTTTTTTCAAACAATCCATATGAATCGATTAATGTTATATAGTGCGAATTATATTGCAAAAAGAGAAGCTATCCCATTGAACACGGGAGATGTTAATCTTGACAAAATTAAAAAAATCATGGGAACTAAAATATATAAACATATATGTGATCTTGCTTATGATAGAGGAGAACCCATTATCACAGATTCTGAATATGACGCGTTATTTGGTGATGATGCGTCGGGAATGGTGATGCCTGCCGCCTTCGGTGGCGCCGCTGGAAGAGTAATCTCTCTTCCAGCATGGATGGGTTCTCTTGATAAAATTAAAACAGAAAAAACGTTTGTTGAATGGTTAAATAAGATTAAAAAATTAAAAATTCAACATGTGGTTATTACACCAAAGCTAGACGGTATTTCTGCTTTATTATCATCTAAAGAAATGTATACACGAGGTGATGGGACAACTGGCTCGTCTTTAACGCATATTATCCCTTATATTCATAAAGAATATAATGATCCTTTAGGTTTAAACCCTGATGATTATATTAGAGGTGAATTGGTTATGAAAAAAAATATATTTAATACTTATTATGCAAAAGATTTTAAAAATGCCCGGAATTTAATAGCCGGACAAGTATCGCGAAAATCTATCGACAAAGATGTTTTACAGCATATCAATTTTGTTCCGTATGAATGGATTGATAAAAAATTTGTTAACATTTCTCCAACAGAACAACTTTCATATCTGTATGGACCTCCCGAAATTTTAAACACATCTGGTTTTATATGGTTAAAATTAGAAACGTCCGCTCTCTCTTTTAGATTGTTGAATGAAATTTTAGACGATTGGAATTTAAAAATTCCATATGATATTGACGGTTTGGTTGTTGCTCCTGGAATTACATACACTAGTATAAAATCTGGCAATCCCGAACTAACCATAGCATTTAAAAAAAGTGCAGACACAGAAGACGAAAGCGTTATTGCCACGGTTGTTAAAGTGGTTTGGGACATTAGTAAATGGGGAATTTATATTCCTGTAATATACATAGAGCCCACTTCTCTTGGTGGGGTTATCGTTTCAAAGGTTGCAGGTCATAATGCAAAAAATATAATAGATAAGAAAATAGGAGTTGGCGCGGTTGTTAAAGTTGTACGGAGCGGGAAAGTAATTCCACACATTGTGCAAGTTATCACCCCATCTGATAACATCGTTCTTCCCGAAGGGATCTGGGATGGTGTCAACCTGCGCGTTAATAAATCTATTCAACAAAATAAACAAGCAGAAACTATATCCCGGATAAAAACTTTAACAGATTTATTACTTAAATTAGGTGTAAAAAATATAAGTTTGAAAACTGTTGAAAAGTTATATATAGTGTGTAAACTAACAGATTTTTTTAAATTAATCAATTGCACGGCGCTAGATTTATCCCCATCATTTCCAGTAAATTCTAAAACAAATGCAATGATTTTAGACGAGTTTAGAAAATTAAAATGTCGCCCGCTTCCGCTTCATTTACTAGTTGCGGCTTCAGGTGTTTTAGGAGAATCTATAGGTAGAGAAAAAACTAAATTGTTATTAGCTTCTGTTGGTTATAGTAAGGTTCCTACTGTTGCAGAACTTGTTCGAATCCCTGGATTTGCCGAAAAAACTGCACAACATATTATTGATCATTTTGGAGAAATGCAACAATTTATTCAACAATGCAAAGACAATAATTTAAATATAATAATTGAAAACGACACACCCCAACTACCACAGGTGCCGCGGCCATCTCTTCTTGGTGCGCAAATAAATAGAGGCGGTGTCGTGCCCTCTTCGGGGGCACCAACAGGGGCTTTACCCCTGTTGGTAGCGCCTGCAAAACCAATTATCTGTTTGTCTGGTTTTCGAGACGAATCTTTAAAACAATTTTTTACTGTAAAAGATTCCGTAACTCAGGACGTTCAATTTTTGGTAGTTAAATCAAAAATTGAAGAAACAACAAAAACATTGAAAGCTAAAAAATTAAGAATTCCTATTCTTACGTTACCCGAGTTATTGCAAACTTTTAAACCCCAATAAATCATTGGCGTTGACTGTTGTAGCCGCTCCGCGGCAACATCAGACGCTTCGCGTCTGATGGTAGACGAGTGGTGATATATGTTTATTCAAAACTCAAAAAGTTTTGAATCGTTTTTAATGTTTGATTAGGATATTTCTGGATCTCATAATACATTTTTTTCCCATAAAAGGGTTCATATCACCGGCGCATCATTAATACCCGCCAAGAAATTCAAACGGGACTGAAGATGATTAATATCAGGAGAAATAAAAGACATCATTTTAATAAACTAAATTTTTATTCGATTTTTACCGCCTTCGGCGGTGGCCGCGAAGCGGCTATCACCGGGTGAGAAGCGCCTACATTAGTTTCATCATTTTAATGATGATGAAACAAAACATGATTTTTTATAAGTTATAATGCTGATAAATATTAAATTCGTTTAATGAATATCCAAAGTTGCAACACATGTTCAGATACCAGGGCTGCCGCTAAAAACGGCCATCTAGATTGCCTTAGACGCGTTTATGAAAATGAGCGTTCGTGGGACAGTTGGACTTGTAGCAGTGCTGCTGAAAACGGCCATCTAGATTGTCTCATATACGCTCATAAAAATGGTTGTATGTGGGATGCGAAGACTTGTTCCGATGCCGCTCAAAACGGCCATTTGGAATGCCTCAAATACGCTCATAAAAACGGGTGTTCGTGGGACAGGTGGACTTGTTCCGATGCCGCTCAAAACGGCCATTTAGATTGTCTTAGATACGCTCATGAAAATGGTTGTCCGTGGGATGAATGGACATGTATCAGTGCTGCTGAAAACGGCCATCTAGAATGTCTTAAGTATGCTCATGTAAACAGGTGCCAATGGAGCGATTTTACTTGTAGCAGTGCTGCTAAAAACGGCTATCTAGAATGCCTTAAGTATGCTCATGAAAACAGGTGCCGGTGGAACGAAACTACTTGTATCGGTGCTGCTAAAAACGGACATCTAGAATGCCTTATATACGCTCATGAAAATGGCTGTCCGTGGAGCGATTCTACTTGTAGCAGTGCTGCTGAAAACGGCCATCTAGAATGTCTTAAGTATGCTCATGTAAACAGGTGCCAATGGAGCGATTCTACTTGTAGCAGTGCTGCTAAAAACGGCTATCTAGAATGCCTTATATACGCTCATGAAAATGGCTGTCCGTGGAGCGATTCTACTTGTAGCAGTGCTGCTAAAAACGGCCATCTAGAATGCCTTATATACGCTCATGAAAATGATTGTCCATGGGATGAGAAGACTTGTTACTCTGCGGCTGGGCACGATCATCTAGATTGTCTCAGATATGCTCATGAAAATGATTGTCCCTGGGATGCGGGGACTTGCAGAGCCGCTGCTGAAAACGGTCATCTAGACTGTCTCAGATACGCTCATGAAAATGGTTGTCCCTGGGACGAATGGTCTTGCAGAACCGCTGCTGGACACGGTTATTTAGAATGCCTTAAGTACGCTCATGAAAATGGGTGTCCCTGGGACGAATGGACTTGTTATTATGCGGCTAGAAACGGCCATCTCGATTGTTTAAAATTTCTCCATGAAAATGGTTGTTCATGCGAACATCGAAAGCTGAAAACCTATTCTATCAACTTAGACACTGTGGCTAACGATCCTTCTAACGAATGTTGTGTTTGCTTAAATAATAACAATAAAATTCAATTTCTACCATGCAACCACATGTACTGTGTCAGCTGTACTAATCGATTAATCGAACAAAATTCGACATGCCCTTACTGTCGGGGAGAAATAAAAGACGCTGTTTTAATAAACTAAGTTTATATTCAATTTTTTACCGCCTTCGGCGGCGGCCGCGAAGCGGCTACCGCCAAGCGCGAAGCAATTACATTTGTTTCATCATCATTAGGGTCGGCATTCTCAGAGTAAAAGTTGAAAATTAGAAATGCTGTGATAAACCAATAATAATTATTATTGATTTAATGAATATCCAAAGTTGCAACACATGTCCAGATACTAAGACTGCCGCTAAAAACGGTCATCTAAAATGCCTCATATACGCTCATGAAAACGGGTGTTCGTGGGACAGTTGGACTTGTCATTATGCGGCTAGAAACGGCCATTTAGATTGTCTTAGATACGCTCACGAAAATGGGTGTCCGTGGAGCACGTGGACCTGTCACAATGCTTCTAAAAACGGCCATTTAGATTGTCTTAGATACGCTCATGAAAATGGTTGCCCGTGGGACGAATGGACATGTACTGGTGCGGCTGAAAACGGTCATCTAGAATGTCTTAAGTATGCTCATGAAAATGGTTGTACGTGGGGTGTGAAGACTTGTTCCGATGCCGCTCAAAACGGCCATTTAGATTGTCTTAGATACGCTCATAAAAACGGGTGTTCGTGGAGCACGTGGACCTGCCACAATGCTGCTAAAAACGGCCAACTAGAATGCCTCAGATACGCTCATGAAAATGGTTGCCCGTGGGACGAATGGACATGTACTGGGGCGGCTGAAAACGGTCATCTAGAATGTCTTAAGTATGCTCATGAAAACAAGTGTAGATGGGACGAATCTACTTGTAGCAGTGCTGCTGAAAACGGCCATCTAGAATGCCTTAAGTATGCTCGCAAAAACAAGTGCAGGTGGAACAAAGCTACTTGTACCTTAGCTGCTAAAAACGGCCATTTGGAATGCCTTAAATACGCTCATGAAAATGGATGTTCGTGGAGCGAGTGGACTTGTTACTATGCGGCTGGAAACGGTCATCTAGAATGTCTCAGATACGCTCATGAAAAGGGATGTCCGTGGAGCGAAGCTACTTGTAGCAGTGCTGCTAAAAACGGTTATTTAGAATGTCTCAAGTACGCTCACAAAAATAAATGTCCGTGGAGCGAATCTACTTGTGACAGTGCTGCTGAAAGCGGTTATTTAAAATGTCTCGAATACGCTCATAAAAATGGGTGTTCGTGGAGCATACGGACTTGTCACGACGCGGCTGGGAACGGTCATCTAGATTGTCTCAGATATGCTCATGAAAATGGTTGTCCATGGGATGAGAAGACTTGTTACTATGCGGCTGGAAACGGTCATCTCGATTGTCTCATATATGCTCGTGAAAAAGGCTGTTCGTGGAGCGCCTTTACTTGTACCAGAGCTGCTGAAAACGGCCATCTAGATTGTCTCAGGTACGCTCATGAAAATGGATGTCCGTGGAATATATGGGCTTGTAACGGTGCTACTGAAAACGGCCATCTCGATTGTTTAAAATTTCTCCATGAAAATGGTTGTCCATGCAAACATCGTAAGCTGAAAACCTATTCTATCGACTTAGACACTGTGGCTAACGATCCTTCTAACGAATGTTGTGTTTGCTTAAATAATAACAAGAAAGTTCAATTTCTACCATGCAACCACATGTACTGTGTCAGCTGTACTAACCGATTAATCGAACAAAATTCGATATGTCCTTACTGTCGGGGAGAAATAAAAGCCACTGTTTTAATTAATTAAACATGTAGGCGCTCCGCGCCTTGCCGCTGCAGGCGGTATTCAATTTTTACCACCTGACGTGAAAGCGATTACATTAATTTCATCATCATTAGGATGATGAAAAATCTGATTTTTTAAGAGTTGGAAATACTGATAAATATTAAATCTGTTCAATGGATATCCAAAGTTGCAACAATTGTTCAGATACTATGACTGCCGCTAAAAACGGTCATCTAGAATGCCTCAAATACGCTCATAAAAATGAGCGTTCGTGGGACAGCTGGACTTGTCATTATGCGGCTGAAAATGGTCATTTAGATTGCCTCATATACGCTCATGAAAATGGTTGTCCGTGGGGTGCGAAGACTTGTTCCGATGCCGCTAAAAACGGTCATCTAGAATGCCTTAAATACGCTCATGAAAATGGGTGTTCGTGGAGCGCGTGGACTTGTTACTCTGCGGCTGGAAACGGCCATCTAGAATGTTTAAAATATGCTCATGAAAATGGTTGTCCGTGGGACGGATGGACATGCACTGGTGCTGCTGAAAACGGCCATCTAGAATGCCTTAAATACGCTCATGAAAATGGGTGTTCGTGGGACAAATCTGCTTGTAGCAATGCTGCTAAAAACGGTCATTTAGAATGTCTTAAGTATGCTCATGAAAATGGTTGCCTGTGGAGCGAATCTACTTGTAGCATTGCTGCTAAAAACGGTCATCTAGAATGTCTCGAATACGCTCATAAAAATGGATGTTCGTGGAGTGTATCTACTTGTAGCAGTGCTGCTAAAAACGGCCATTTGGAATGTCTCAAGCACGCTCATGAAAATGGTTGTCCGTGGGACGAATCTACTTGTAACAGTGCTGCTGAATACGGTCATCTAGATTGTCTCAAGTACGCTCGCGAAAATGGATGTCCGTGGAGCATATGACTTGTGTCAGTGCTGTTAAAAACGGTCATCTAGAATGTTTAAAATTTCTCCATGAAAATGGATGTCCATGCAGCCATCGAAAGCTGAAAACATATTCTATCAACTTAGACACTGTGGCTAACGATTCTTCTAACGAATGTTGTGTT